TTAGAGTTTATGACGTCCTAGGTCTACAGAGTTTAGTCTCCATAAGTCTCACACTTTGATGAGCACATAGTATTTATGTTAGTGTCAACAAAAAACCCCCCATATAGGGAGGTTTCGTGTTTGTATTGGTATATAGTTTAGTCTTCTTGACTTAGTTCTTGAACAAACTTATCGTACTTTGCATAAAAACTATCAAATGAACCTTCACGCACAGCCTGTGGCTCTTGCTTCATTGGATTGTCACCGCCTGCTGCGGCGGCATACGCTTTCTTAGGACCGTTTAATCCGCCACTAAGACCAATGAGTTGCTCTTCAGCATCCATATATTTTTCTTCTGGCTCGTTAGCATACTCTTCTATTTTTTCTGCATAGTCTGTATAACCAGCTAACTGCATAAGTTCTGCTAGCTCGTTTACTGGAACTTCTACAACTGCTTCATCAATTTCATCTTCATGAACTTCTTGAATATCGTCATCGTGTGTATGCTCAGCATCACCGTTTTCATGTGCATGTTTAGTTCCATCTTCATGAGTATGTTCTGCTTCTTTTTCGCCATCTTCTTCAACAGCTTCAACAGCTTCGTCAACTACATCTTCTACTGCTTCGTCAGCTTTAGGCTTATCACCTTTTTTCTTATTTTGCTTATCTTGGTATGCTTTTAACCCTGGCGGAATGTCGCCTTCAATAATAGGCTCAGCTTTTTTCTTAAATACGTGTTTGCCGGCGGCATCAATACCACGTTGGATATCTTCGTTATCGTATCCAGCTTCTGCAATCTCTTGCAATTTTTTCATCACATCAATCATATGCATTGTATTAATCCTTTTTAGCAAACTCGTATTTACGAATTTCTAGTTCTTTTAACATATTCTCGTTATATTTGTCACCAAAGTGGTCGTCGACTTTTATGTCATCGGCATCTTTGTATTCAACATCATCAAGTTTAGCAAGATATTCATCGCCTTCTTCTTGAATTGCCTGTTCACGAGCTATTTCTTCTGGATGATCTTTGTTAATTACAACTAGCTGGTTTGCAGGAACACCTACAGACTGGCTAATGTACTCATAAAGTTGATTTGCAGACACTGGATATTGTAGTTCTGCATCCATAATATAAACTTCAGCATTTGATAATGTCTGGAAATCCATTGGGTGTTCTTGGATAGGAGTTTTCTTAGGCTTGCTAAGGCTCTTCATATCGTATTTTTCAAGAGCAGTTTCTAACCTATCCATAACTTCGTCTTCGATCATATTAGCGATCTTAATTCTAAAGTTATAAGTGCGCTCACTCTCTGTTAAATATTTTGTTAAACTTTTCATTTTATATAATCATCCTGTATTATATTTATGCTTTTTTGCCTAAAATTTCGTTAAGAAGTGCAGTGCGATCCATTATAACACCTTGGCCGTCAGCGGCTACTGTGTTTGTGTCATCCTCTTTAGTCTTAAAATCATGGGCAGCTTTCTTTAATTGTAGCTCTACCATCTTTAGTTTCTTGTTAATTTTGTTAGTTTTTGCAGTTAGAGCAGTGTCCAGCATACGACTAGCGTTATTAAAGATCTCACCACTAAATCTAGCTTCTACGTTCATTCCTAGATCCATGAGATCGTCAAACGTTTTTCTAGCAGTAGATGCAATATCATCTAGTTCATTATCACTAGTTTCTAAGTCACGAATCGTTGGAAGAGCCGCATCAATCTTGTCTACTGCGGCTAATGTATGTTGTATCTCAGGTAGTTTTTGTTTTTTAGGAACACTAGTATCTCCGTTAGTGATACTAAGATTTTCTTCAACAGTTATCTCTGGAGTATCGTGATCTGCTAAATCAAAGAGATTTTCTAATTTTTTTGTCATACAAGTACTTATCTACGCTTTTTGCCTTGGTGGAAAATATCTGCCTCGTTAACTATTCTAAAATGCAACCCTTTGTGTCTGCACCATTTCGCCGCAGATTCCCACTTAGCATGGTTAATTGCTATCGAAAGTCTATCTCGTTGACTTGTTTTCTCTGTTAGTGATGTTTGGCTTTTTGGTTTTATCTCTATAAGCTCTCCACGACGTTTGCCGTCTTTGCCCTGGTAAATTATTACGAAGTCAGGAACATATATACTATGCTTTCCTGTTAACGGATTTCTATAAGGTATCTGAATACTCTCACTAGCCCATTGTATTACACTTGGATGATTGTCAGCAAACCGCATAAACGCATGTTCCCAACTACTTCTATAACGTGGTGGTTTATTTCCGGCATACTTGCCACGGTTAGCTACTTCGTAGAGTCCGTTTGCCCACTTACTAGCCATGGGTTAAGTTTTTACCTGTTGCTGTACCGTTGGGGGAGGAGTTTTGTCGTTAACGTACCCTAGTAGGCTTGTGCCTTTTCTACTAGCATTAAGAAGTAGTGGGATTGTAATTTTTGTATCGCTGTTCTCAAACTTATCTATAACGTCAGCGGCATAAAGTTGTAGCTCATTTACAGCATTTAGAATTGCGGCCGTTAAGCTAGCAGCGGCTTCTTCGTTGCTAGTACGGTTAACACAAAAACTCTTAACCAGTTCATATTCATTGTCGGTAAATTTTCCAATAGGAGAGAATTGTGTGGTAAAAAAATCACTAATTCGTAGATCAAGACTGTCCTTAGGGTTTGTTAATGGTAATGCGGTATTCTGTGTTGTCATGTTGATATCTTTTTAAATTCTAATTGGAGTCTAGTCTTTAATTGATTTATTTCACCTATAATAATACTATTTTCTGAGTCTGATTTAAGTTGGGTTTCTAGTATACTAATTCTATCCTGTACTTCTGTTAATTTTTGCTTTCTAGATCCTTGAAAGTTCGGAGTAACTCTCTCAAAGTCACTTAAATTTCTTCCGCTACCAGGTGAAAATGATTCACCCGGGATAGTAGTTGCGTTTCCTAAGTTAAATACATCCGATACAAAATCTGTAACCCCGTTAAAGGCTGTTGAAAGAATATTATTACCATTACTTCTTACTGTATTAGGAATAATGCTAGCAGATTGTGGAAAGGTCCGGTCTACCGGAGAACCCGATGGTGATGTAAGAACACTGTTCCTAGGTGCTGTATCAAAAATGTTTGGTAATATAATATCACTTAGTGGATTATTGCCGCGCAATACACCTCCGACAACTCTTTCTAAATCTTTTTCCAATACTCTACCTAGGTCAACATCTTTTGTGTTGTTAAAGATAACTCCTCCTTTAATTATAGCACCCAGGATATTTCCGTTAAATAGATCAGTTGCCACTGAGTTAGCCGCATCAACAAGTCCACCTTGGAAAAATATGCTATTAGTTACGCCGCCACCAAAAACGCCAAGCGGACTCGGAACCTTATCGTAATGTATGTCAGTAAATCCTTTAGGGTTAATATTATTTACAAACCCTGTCGCATACTTTACAGTTTCATATTGAATTGTCATATTATGTTGCATTACACTAGTGTTTGCATAACTATGACTGTCATGCCCAAAGGCAGTAAGCAAAGGGTTCACAAGAGTATACTCTGCAAATCTTTTTTGCAACATAGTGTACACTCTAATATCTTTAAAGAATCGTTGATTTCCGTCGCTCAATCCATAATCGTTGCCTCTATATCCACCATATCTATCATTAGTGTCATAATTGCCGCTTCCCAGGGAATACTTGCTGTCGTTATAGAAAAAATTAGCATACGTATGCAGGAAACTTCTAATTAAATCTTTCTGATCATCATGAAATGTTACTGTGACAGGATTATAGTTTAACTTGTGTTGACTGTGTACCTGTCTGTTATACTGATTATGTGTTTGAGTGTCAATATTAAATGTAGGGAGGTCAATAGTCTTGACCAACATATTAATTTCTAACTTTTCAACATTATTAAAAAGTCTAGCTGCTTGAGGCGTAAGGTTAAAAACTACATGAAAGAGGTTACTAAAGCGTGGCTGTAGCTCGTAGTTGTTATCAATAAACAACCGCGACGCATGTTGAAAATCTTTAATCTGGTCGCCTTTTGCAAGGGCAGTAAGAATAGTATTAGCATTAGCCACAGATATCTCCTTGTTACAACTATTTATGCTGTCAGATTATGTGTATACTTTACAAAAAAACCCCCTGAAAGATTCAGAGGGTCTTTAAAAATGTAAAGTAAAAGTTATTAACCAGTAACAGTTTGGCCAAGAGCTCTTGCTACAGTAGCACCTACGCCATCGCCAATCGGGCTTTGGATAGCATTATCATATCTAATGCTTGCTGTAATAGTTACAGGAGTTGCTTCTGCGTAGTTTAGGTCATTGTAGTTAACGTTAGTTAAGAAACAACCATATAATTCCCAGGTTTCAAGAACGTTTGCTACACTAGCGCCGTTGCCACCGTCTAGTACTTCCATACGGGTAATGAACTTATAGTCAATACCAGAACTTGCACTAGCTTGTTCCATAATATCGAACTGCTTCTGTACTTGCTCTCCAAGTAGTCTGCTAACGCTACCGTTGACGTCGTCACGGAAGGTAACTGTAATTGGATCCCATGAATGTTTACCAGCAATGTATGCACGGCTGTTATAAACTGGAATTTCTATCTCTTCAAATGTTAAGTTTGGACGAGTAATGTCCATAACTTGTTTAGTTAATTCTGTACGGGGAGTAGACACGCCAAGATTTTCAAATAACGCACGAAAGCGATACTTTAGCTTGGGCATTAGCAAACCCTGTGCATTTGCAGATTGATCACTATCTAGTGGTACAGTGAATTTTGTTAATGATGAAACGGACATGTGTCGTGTCTCCTATATTATCTATTAATATTATTTATCTAATATGGCCCACAAAAAAT